AACTCAAGGAGAAGAACACATGAATGACGAAGAACTGTTGGACTATGTGGAGGCTAAAACAATTGAAGAAATGCTGGATGGCTGTGATATTTGTGACCACCTTGGGGACAAGGTGTACGACACAGGGGCATGGCTTGTTTCTTTCCGAGCCGAAAATATTTGCCGCCTAATTGATATGGCGAGAAAATCCAAACGCACATGGGTAGGGCTGACAAATGAAGAAATTACTCAAGTTATTAAATCAATGCCAAGAGGAATCAAGGGTTGGATGAGTGATTGGGACTTGTATGAATTTTCCAAAGCCTATGAAGCCAAGCTGAAGGAGAAAAACACATGACACAAGAAGAACTTCATAAATTACTTGAATACAACTTAGAGACAGGAGAGTTTTTTTGGAAGATTTCCGTGGCAAAAAAAATCAAACCAGGAAAGAAAGCTGGTCAAGTCTGCAAAATACACGGATATGAAACCATTGGCATTAAAGGAAAAAATTATAAATCTCATCGTTTGGTATGGATGTATGTTTACGGGAAATGGCCTGAAATAGAAATTGACCACATCAATAGAATAAAAACAGACAACAGAATTTGCAATTTGCGTGATGTAACACGCTCAATAAACAATCTCAACAGAGGCACTCTTGTTCGTAAACCATTGAATATGAAAGGAAAAGTATGGACACTCAACAACACAAATAATTTTGTTGCATCATCTAACTAACTGTGCTTATAATCTAATCCCAATCATTTGAAAGGTTCGTGACCATGAAACTGTGTATCAACTGCAAACATCGCCTAGACTCAGAGGTACTACCGCAAGACCCTGAGTACTCCAGATGTGGCTTCCAACGCCCTCTAAGCCCTGTTACAGGCTTTCTAAGAGGCATTCCTGACCTACCCTACTGCTCCTCCGACAGAAGTCGTTCTGGACGCTGTGGTCTTGACGCTACCAACTGGGAAGCGGCTGACCATGTGATGACTCCAGAAGAAGAAGAAGAGATGTTGAAGGAGGCCAAGTATGTCTGACTTCACACCAGAAACCCGTAACTCTGCCATCTGGTCAGGTGACTCTCGCAAGGTAGCCAACGGCAAAGCCAACGAAGTCATCCTGACAAAGATGGGTAAGCTAGACATTCCTGACCTGTCCAACATAGAAGCAGTTCAGATGGGGCATGTGATGGAGCCAGTTATAGGCAGACTCGCACAGGCCAAGCTAGGCGTTGAGTTAACCAAAATTGAGGAGAGTCTCACACATGCCAAACACCCTTGGGTTAAGTCTCATTTTGACTTTGCTGGTAAGCAAGGCGGTAAGACATTCCTTGTTGAAGCTAAGAACTACAGCGCAGCAACTCGCAATAAGTTCGATATTGCGGGGGTCTGTCCTCCAGCAGACATGGCACAGCTTGTCCACGAAGCTGCTGTATTCGGTGTCGATATGGTTTATCTCGCCGTTCTATTCGGTGGTCAGGAATTCCTCCTTATTCCGTTCACCATATCGGATGAGCAAAAGGAAGACCTCATCAAGCAAATGGCAGTCATCTGGGGACATGTCCAAGCACAGACAACCCTTCCTCCAGAAGACTTGGAACAAGTCAAACTTCTCTATCCTGTTTCAACAGAGTCGGTCAAGACAGCTTCAGCATCAGTCGAACAAGCCTGTCTAGCTCTTGCTCAAATCAAAGCCAACATCAAGGCTTTAGAAGCTCAGGAAGAGCAGTATGACACCCTTGTCAGAGGCTACATGCAAGACAAGGACACCCTGACCACCATAGATGGCAAAGTTCTAGCCACGTGGAAGTCAGCAAAGCCAAGCATCAAGTTCGATGCCAAGCTGTTCGAGCAATCCATGCCAGACATTTACAAGCAGTACATGCGTGAGATGCCTGGCAGTAGACGCTTTTTGTTGAAAGGTTAATCATGGCTAGATATGGTCAAACACATGGAATGAGAAACAGCCGAGAGTATGGTATTTGGGACACCATGAGAAAAAGATGTCTTAAACCAAACATGCCAAGCTACAAATACTATGGCGCTAAAGGTGTAACTGTATGCGAAAAATGGATGAAGTTTGAAGGATTCTTTGATGACATGGGACATTCAAACGGATTGTGCTTGGACAGAATCGACAACACAAAAGGATATGAGAAAGAAAATTGTCGATGGGTTACATACAAAGAAAACAACAGAAACAAATCAAACAATGTTTGTGTTGAGGGAAAGACGTTGGCTGAATGGTCAGAGATGACAGGTGTCAGTCAACAGGTATTTTTTTATCGCATGAACAAAATGGGAATGTCACCACTTGCGGCAGTGACCACACCCTTAATGAGAGGCCGCAATAAACTTTTAAAGTGAGGTTCACAATGTTTTTTAGAAACAAAGACTTAGAGAGAAGAGTTGCTGATTTAGAGCAAAGTCTTTTCAGAACGCAAATGGATTTAGAAACCGCTGAAATCCGTTTAAATGGACTTATGAAAGCCTACCCGCATGGCACGACCCGAACAGGTGCGCCACGCCAAAAGCCAGGCAGAAAGCCGATGGTGAAAGCATGAGAAAAAAAATGACACCAGAACAAGCGATAGATGCTTTTCAACGTTATCAAGATGGAGAGAAACTCAAAGATTTGGCGGCAGAGTATGGACTCTCTCAATCACGTTTAGGGCAAATGAGAGACAAGTTTGAGCGGGTCGTAAAGGCTCGTATTGCTTACATGGTTGCGTTGGCCTTGAATTGCGGAAGTAGTATGGAAGACATTACTAAAGCTATTGAATGGGGTTTACATATCTACCAAAGAGAAAAGAAAGAAGAATTTGTAAAGCTTTCAGAAGAATACAACAAGTCTTTGGAGTTTGACAATTTATGAAAGCCTATCCCTTCCTCCACAAACACCCTACCACTGGTAACACCACCATGTCAGATGGGATGGATTTACGAGACTGGTTTGCTGGTCAGGCTTTGCAAGGCATTTTGCCTGATGCATTTCAAGAAGCACCATCAAATTATCCTGAAGGCAAGTTGGCTGACACTTGGTCTGCCATAGCCTACGAAATAGCAGACGCAATGATGAAAGCAAGAAAGGAAGTTCCCAATGAGTAATATTGTTCCGTTTAACGACATGCAAGCGATGGCAGAAGTAGCTGCTGGTAGCAAGATGTTTGGGTTCAAAAACCCACAAGAAGCAATGGCAATCATGCTGTTGTGCCAAGCAGAAAACCTACATCCAGCTATTGCTTTGCGTGATTATCATGTCATTCAAAACCGACCTGCTCTCAAAGCAGATGCCATGCTTGCCAGATTCCAACAGGCTGGCGGTTCTGTTCAATGGAAGGATTACACAGATGAAAAAGTCACGGGAATATTCTCGCACCCGCAGGGCGGCACTCTCGAACTCAGCTGGACTCTACGCCAAGCGAAAGAGATTGGTATTGCCAACAAGGATAATTGGAAGAACTACCCAAGAGCGATGCTACGTGCGAGAGTCATTAGCGAGGGAATACGCTCTGTCTTCCCAGGCTGTGTGGTGGGTGTCTACACCCCTGAAGAGGTACAAGATTTCACGCCTCCCTCATCACCATCAGTTAAACACATGGGTAATGTTGAGAGGGTGGAGGACTTACCACAAGTTGATGAGGTTGAAGTTATTGAGGACGGTGCGTTTGCGCTATTCGTACCCAACTCCGACCAAGCCTACAAACGCTACGCAACCACTGAGGAATGGATAGATGGCTATGCCGAAATGGTTTCCAGAATTATTCAAAGTCAAAAGTTCTCTCTGGCGCAAAAGGAAGACAAGCTCACCGCACTTGCCGAGTGCAACAAGGTTGTTACAGAAAACTTCTCAACAATGGATAAAGTCAAACTCAAAGGCTCAATCGTCCAGTCTGGAGGAACAGTCTCCCCAAAGCCCGACAAGTCCCAACAACCTCCCGATTCGGGACTCAGCGAGCAAACATCTTGATATGTCTGCAAAGCGGGAGAAGCCTGACACCGATGGAGGCATTGAATGAATTCGGTTGTTTCAGGCTTGCAGCACATATCGAAAGTCTTCGTAAAGACGGACACAGAATCTTTACGCACATGGTTAACCAAAATGGCAAGAAGTACGCAAAGTACACACTCTGAAAGGAAAGAAATGTCAACAGGAAATGCACACAAAGAAATGCCTGGTTCAGGCGTGATGTACTGGGAAGAAGAGGAGATGCGTAAGTCTCCCAAAGGGCCAGACTTTAAGGGCTTCATTGTTCTAGAGATGGACTACAAAGCGGGTGAGAAGTTGAAAATAGCAGCTTGGCAAAAGCCAACCAGCCGAGGGCACAGCTTGCTTGCTTTGAAAGAAGATAACTGGAGCAAGAAGAAGAGAGAGGAAGAACGAGCAGACAAAGAGGTTGTGCCATCCTACAACCGCAGACCCGCTCGTAATGACGACCAAGATGTGCCATTTTAGAATGGTATACTTTAGGAATTCCCTTTTAGGAGATTCCTATGAAAGTATGCCGAGAGTGCAATGTTGAACAAACTCTATCTGAGTTTTACAAACACGAAGCGATGGGAGATGGACACCTTAACAAGTGCAAATCTTGCGTCAAAGAAAGAGTAAACAAACATAGAGAAGACAACATTGAAAAAGTAAGGGAGTATGACCGTCAAAGGGCAATGCTTCCTCATCGTGTTCAAGCAAGAAAGGAGTACATGCAAACAGAGCAAGGAAAAGAGTCTAAAAAGAAGAGTTTGGAGAAATACAAAAAAACACATCCAATGACTTATGCAGCGCACGTAATAACTTGCAATGCTATTAGGGATAAAAAACTCAAAAGACCTACCAAATGTTCTGTATGCAATGCTAAAAAAATGATTGAAGCGCACCATGATGACTACACAAAACCTCTTGATGTTCGTTGGTTATGCAATGCTTGTCATAGGGCGTGGCATAAATCTAATGAACCAATCTATGAGTAACTGATGGCAAAAGAATCTCCAACATCTAGAACACTGGAAGTCTTGCGAGAGCAGGGTTACACAGTGGCTATTGTTGAGAAGTGGAATCCACACGCAAGGATTAGACAAGACCTATTTGGTTTTATTGACATCCTTGCAATCAAGAGGGATGAGACATTGGCTGTGCAAGCCACGGCTTCTGGTGTCTCAGAACGAATCAAGAAGATTATGGCTAGTGAACTCTTACCCAAAGTTAGAGAAGCTGGCTGGAAGATTCAAGTATGGGGCTGGCGCAAGTCAGCAAAGACCAACAAATATGTTTTAAGAATTGAGGACATTTCATGAGTGACGCTAAACCATCACCACAACAATTACAGATGAGCCAAGACTCGCTCAACAAGGCCAACAACAGCATGAACTACACCATCAACTTGGTCAACATGTCTTTGCAACAACTGTGGAACATTGCCTACGCTGCTGGCTTTGAAGACGCACAGGAAATTATGAAGACAGACAGGGGTCACCAACAATGAGTCAACAACCACTACCAATCACAAAGGAGCCAATGCAATTCAATATCTCTCGCTCAACAATTTATGGAATAAGAAACAATAAACTTTGGGGTTACATAAATGTCTAAAGCTCATATTTTTGTATGCACACCTATGTATGGTGGCATGACCACAGGCTACTACTGTCAGTCACTGGTCAACATGACAACAGTTATGCGGGGAAACGATATAGACATGAGCTTTAGCTGCATGTTTAACGAGTCCCTCATTCAGCGGGGCAGAAACGCTCTTGCACATGGGTTTCTCAACAAGAAGGAAGCTACCCACCTGATGTTCATTGACGCAGATATTAAGTGGAATCCCGCTGATATTGTGCCCATGATTGAGGCTGACAAAGACATCATCTGTGGTATTTACCCTAAGAAGGAAATCAACTGGCATGGTGTCGAGCAAGCAGTTAAAGAGGGTGTGCCTGTTGACCAACTGAAAACCCGTACAGGTAGCTTGGTGGTTAACCTCAAAGACTATCAGGGCACAGTCACAGTACCAGCACATGAGCCTGTGGAAATATGGAATGGCGGTACAGGCTTCATGCTTATAAAGCGTAGTTGTTTAGAAGACCTTGCTACTAAGATGCCTAGTTATATCAATGACGTTACTTTCCTGTCTGGCGAAATCAAGCAAGACAAGATTGTGGAGTTCTTTGCCTGTGCTATTGAAGAGGGTGTGGGCAGACTGCTGTCAGAGGACTACTATTTCTGTCAGGAAGCACGTAGACATGGCTACAAGATTTACGCTGCACCGTGGGTGGTTCTAGGCCATTTTGGTAGCTACTTGTTTGAAGGTGGTCTGTTACCCGCTCCATGACCATTTCTCTTGACCTTGGGTGCGGAGAAACCATCCGCAACCCTTACCAAGCCAATCAGGTGATAGGACTTGATATTCAGGACGCTGACCTGGCTATTGAGCCTATCCCTCATCCTGATGACTATTTTGACTTTGTAACTGCCTATGACTTTCTAGAACACATCCCACGCCTCTTGTATGTCCCACAACGCAGATACCCGTTTGTGGAACTGATGTCAGAGGTTTACAGGGTGATGAAGGTGGGTGGCAAGTTCTTGTCCTCAACACCAGCGTTTCCACATGCGCCAGCATTCCAAGACCCTACCCATGTCAACATCATCACCCCTCTGACCTTTGCAGAGTATTTTGATGACGAGAAGACTTGGGCAAAAATGTATGGTTTTAAGGGCAAGTTTCACATCAACAACATGCGCTACCACGGCCCTCACTTGATAGCAGAGCTAGAGAAGGTTAGCGTTTAGCGGTACGTGCGCTTTTGATAAATGCTGCCTTGGTGGGGTAACCCGCCATGCCTGGACGCTTGGGCGGCAACCCTGCTGCTCTGCGTTGGTTAATGTTGAAGTACAAGCCACGCTTGGCTTTTGGTGTGTATGCCATACAAACTCCTTGACAACCAATTCTTGGTTAGTGAAAATAAACCCATGAACAATCGTAAACGCTTTCAAAGAATTTGTCACTCATGCGGCAATGTTGAACTTGTCAGGTCTGACCAGCTTCAAAACAAATGCCGTTCTTGTCAAAGCAAGTTAAGTGGTGATGTTTTAAAAAATTATAACAAGATGAACCCAGAGGCTTCTGGCAACGCATCACGGAAACATGGAATGCACAACACTCGTTTGTATCGAATTCATAAGACCATGATGGAAAGATGTGGTCACATGGGAACTCGTCACAAATGGGCTATGTATTATGAAGACAGAGGAATACGGGTTTGCAAAGAATGGCATAACAGAGAAGCATTTTTTGTTTGGGCATTATCAAATGGATATTCTGATGAGCTTGAGCTTGACAGAATTGACAATTACGAAGGGTATCAACCAGACAACTGCCGTTGGGTAACTCATCTTGTCAATATGAGAAACCGAAGAAAATCAACGACAACCCCAACGTTTCCTAGCGGCTAGACCTCTTTCCCCAGACCAGCTTTTTGACCTACTACAAAAAGATTTATGGCGAGGATTAGATGTATCTTTGGTTGGAGCCTTGAGGTTACTACCTGTGGCTCTGTTTGCCTTTGCCCGACCCTTGGCTGTCAGTCCCGCACCCTTCTTCACAGAGAGCTTCTCTCCTCTGCCAACAGATAAGTTAGGAAACTTCTTTCTAGGCATAGTATCTTGTGCCCTTCTTGTCAATGATAAGAGCCATTTTACGAGCTTCAACATCTTCTGTGTTGGGTATGCTGATATGTATCCAGCTTAATTCCAATATAAGTTGGTCATAAGCAATGTCAGATTTGTAGATGGCTTTTACCGCATCTGCGGGACTCATACCCATAACTCGAAAATCGGCGGCACACCCACGCAAATGCTGACTCACAGAGGTGCTTCCCACCGCAGCGTTAACCTCTGGTGACCTAAACCCACTATCAATGATGATGGGCTTTCCAAGCAACGCTCTGACCTTTTCCAAAAACTCTGCAAGTCTTTGTAAGTTATTGATTTGAACAGTGTTTGGGGTATTGTCAAACTCCCTGTGAGAAGTGCGGGTCAGTTCCTCAAAGGTGAAATGAGGTGTGAAATTCATTTTCTGGCAACACCTTGAATCTTCTCAACAGTACGCAAACCACCCAGACCAAGCAAGCCTATAAGCACAGGCATCATCTCAGACAAGTCAGCGGGGTTTAACGCAAAAGATACTTGATGGTATACCGCCAGTGCTTTTGCCATTGGCAAACCAATCCAATTCCACGCACAAGCCGTTCCACAGACCCAACCAATAAACGGCCTCCAGCCAGCTACAAACACTGAGGGGTTGGCAGCTTCAGCTTTGTTTATTTCCATCTGTCCTGTAATGACTGCCAACTCGCCAGACTGTTGAAGTTTTATCAATTCCAACTTGGCTTGGGCAGCTTGAGAGGGGTCAGGCCATACCCTATCTATGACCTTGTTACCCACCTCTAACAGTAGGGATACAGGGTCTAGAGCCATTTACAAGCCCTCTCCAGGCATGATGTAGATTTTGGCATTTGCATGTGGAGCAATGATTCGCACATAAACAGTTTTGGTGCTACTGCACTGTGGGCCAGTAAACACTTTTTCCGTGTAGGGAGCAATTGCAACGACTGACGCACTGTTTCCCTCTGTGGGAATTGTTGCGGTTATGTTTGCTGTTTCACCATAAGCCACAAACACAGGGTCATTTTTGTCAATGTTAAATACCAAATACTGATTGGAAGGGCTAACAGAAGAAATTGATGCCACATTACCTTGCACATTGGCAGTAGTGGCAGTGGCAATTACACAGTTGCCCATCGCCTGAAAAGCAATGTTATTAGCCATCAGTAGACCTTTCCACCACCACCAGAAGTAGGCGATTCCTTGCGAGTGAAGTAATCGTTAGGTTGGTTGTTTTTGAAGTTCCACACGGCTTGGAAGCCACCTGCGGGGAGTTTGCCAGGCGTGAATTCACCAGGCATACACAGCTTGTTCTGTGTGATACCAGTGCCTACTTGAGCCTGTAACTTAGTTGTCTTGACCTTCGGAATCATGTCCATGTTTTTTCTCCTTTATCCTCACCAGCAGATAGCTGAATATTACATAAATTGCAAGAGTTGTCACCCTCTCCCACTTTGGCTCCCACATTACCCAACAACCCAGACCAAAAGAGGTGAGCAGAGCAAGAATGGTAATTAAGCGGTCTGAGATGACCTTTAACGCTAGGCGAATGATTGCGGTTGGCTCCATGATTTTCCTTCTCTAATAATGGAATAACCATATTATCATGTCTCCTCGTCATCGTCACCAAATAACCCTGCTCCGTATCCTTCATCAGCATCCTTCATCTTCAAGGCTTCTAACTTCAGGGCACGGTCTATAACCTTCATCTTGTCGGTTATGGACGCAGTAGGGTCAATCATTACTACAGCCATCAACTCGTTGATAGCTTTCTCTAGCGCAGGGTTGATACCCTTCTCAGCCTTTTTCCTACTCATCGCTTCATCTTGCGTGGAGCAGTGCGGGTCATTGGCTTGGCTTGTTGCTTCATCATCAGACGGTTGTAGTCCTCAGAAGCACGAACCTCATTCTCACCACCTTGACGAGCCATGCGGTCAATATCAGCTTGTGTGGCCTTACCCATAGATTGTTTGCCGTATTCTTTGTTCATCATTTTCTTGCCTTTCTTTTGACTTTTCGTGCCGTTGTGAGTGCAATAGCAATTGCTTGCTTTTGCGGTTTACCCGCCTTCATTTCTCTGCGAATGTTGGCAGAAATGGTTTTCTGACTACTACCTTGTTTGAGTGGCATGACTACTCCTATTCTGTTAATTGTGTTCCAGCTTCACCAGAAATTCCTGTTCTGATGATGTAGCGAATTGCTTCGGCAGCGGCACTTGGCTCTAGCGTCATTTGTACAGTTCTGATTCTTTGAGTCAATTCTGTTGCTTTTTTAGGCGTTATCAACCCAGTATTTAGCAAGGCTGGTTTAAGTATTCGCTCAAAATCATCGCCAACATTTTTGGGGTTCATTCGAGAAATGGTTATGTCTAGTGCTCTGTTAAAGCTCTTGGAAAGTTCTGGATTAGATTTTATGAAAGGAGCAACCTCTCGCAACTTTTGTGTTTCTCCAGATGTAATTAGCTTTTCAATCTCTACAGTTGGGTCACCAGAGCCAAGAATATCTTTTACTTTATTTTGACCTGTTGTAGTCTCAGCTAATTTTTGACCTTGCTCACGTAGCTTTTCACCTTTTGCAATACTTGCTTTCAATCTTCTTTCCGCTTCTGCTGCAGCAGATGTTTTAATCTCAGTTGCTTTTTGTTCGGCCTGTATAGGCAAATTCTTAATATCTGTTCTCAAAGATGTAGCAAGTTTTGTTGTTTTTGGCACTACGCTTTCTGCTCTAGAAATTGCAGACATGGCACTGTTTACTCTTCTAGACAAATTGGGGAAAAGGTCTATCCATTCTTTATTGTCTTTGAGATAGTTGGTTATGGCCTTGCTGTCTTTTCCTACCAAAGTTCGGGCCAAATAATCTGAAGCAGCACCTTCAACCAATGCTGGGTCTTTCGTTATTTGCAACAAATCTTGTACAGTTTTTTTACTTCTAAAAAATGTTGAAGGTATGTCTGCTGGGTCTTGCGTCAAATACTCTGGATTTAATCTGTCTGTGCCAATAATCTTTCTTCCCGCAGGAATGCGTAAAGCATTCAAGAGGTCTTTGCCCTCAGAGTAATTTTTAAGCAGTAAGTCTTGTGGGCCATCTACGCCACCAGCATACTCAACTTGTATTGAACGTATGCGCCCATACAAATCTTTTGCCTGTTCTTTAAGAAGACCTTCAAAGCCCTCTACAGCCTTGCCATCAAATGCCTCACCTAGCTTTCTTCTAACAGGGTCTAAGGCCTCGAAAGATGTTTTGTAAACACGGTAAAAAGCTGGTTCTCCAGTTGCGGGGTTTGTTCCTTTTTGAACTTGACCACCAGCCTTTTGTATGTCTGCTACTTGTTGTGCTACCTCTGTTTCTGAGCCTTCCATCATCACACGCTTATTAAGCATGGCTTCTCTTACACGTTCATAAGCGTTTCTAACACCTTGCTCAGTAACATCTACTTTTACTCTTTCAGCAGGTTGTCTGCCTTTTACAAGTTTGTCATTTAAGAAAGCAAGAGTTTCTTTAAACTTGGTGGTGTTTTCTGGAAAAATACCTGCTTCTTCTTGCCTTGCAACTAAAGCATCTCTTGCTGATTTGTCATTATCAAATGCGTCTTGCATTGCTTTAACTTGCAAGTCATCTGTATTTTTTACTTTTTGTTGTAGTGACAAACCTATATCTGTACGTGAACGTTTGGTATTTCCTATGGCAGAAACGGATTGTTCAGATGCTACTGCCGCTTTTTGCCCCGCAGCTTCTGCTCTTCGTACTATGCCAAATTTCTTTTCTACTTGACTTATAGCATCTTGGATAGCACCTTCTGCCATCTTTTGACCTTCTTGCTTGAGCCTTTGAGCTTCTTCAATATTGAATCTTTGCACTCTACGTGCTTGTTCGTTGTAGTGTGCAGTAATTCTTTGCGCTCTTCCTTTTGCACCTTCTAACAACGCTTCACCTTCTCTACGTTTTGCATTGTCCAACCCAGCCAAAGCATTATAAATTTGACGATAAGGTTGTATCTCAGTTACAGGTACATCAGAGCCAAAAAACCTATCTCGTAAACCTGGCTTGGCAATCAATGCCAATTCTCTTGCAGCAGCATCAGCATATCCATCTTTACCAGCACCCGCATATCTTTCTAATGCTCGTATGGCACTACCGACAACTGGAGTTCCACGGGCTACAAGTTCTGTAGCTTTTAATGCACCTGGGCCAGCAATTTCTCCTCCAACTTCTGCAAGTTGTTTTCTAGTTACTTGTATTCCTGGAATGTCTATTGCTACTTTTTCTGGTTCAGGAACGACTTTACCTGCAACACTACCACCAACAGCAGACAAACCCCCAGTCAAAGCAGCAGCCGCTCTGCCTCCACGTAGTATTTGCCCACCCGCCAATAAAAATGGTGATGCAGGTGATGGTATTAATCCTAACCCAGTCATTATTTCAGGACTGAAATAACCTAATGTTGTGCCAATACCTCCTGATTTAGCTACATCAGCAGCTTGACCCAAAAAAGACTTTTCTTCTTTTGGTGGTTTTACAGGTTTTTCTGTCAAATCAACAGGTGAGGGCACTGGTGTTTGTGTTGGCGCACTAAGATACTTATTAGATGAAGCTGTACTACCAGTTGATGGAGGCGAAGTTTTATATTTGTTTTCCATATTTTAATCTTCTCCGTAAACAAGACTTTCACCTGTTTCTTGCTTAAACATTTTTTTGACAGTATTTATATCTGCACCTTGTTGTATTGCTTCATATGCAAGTTCACGTTCTTTGTTTATGTCTATTTCTTGTGGGGTTTCACCTCGTAAAATTTGGTTGTATTGTTTGATGTACGGATACATACCTTCTAAACCAGCTTGTTCTTGTTGCATGGTTTTTAAACCATCAAGTATTGCTCCACGTGCACCTTGATAAACTCTGAAATCACTTCTATAGATGGGTGCAAGAATGGCATCTTCTTTCCTTGTAAGTGCCTTGCCAGCGGTTTCAAATTCTTTCGAGCGGAAATAAGCAAATGTGCGAATAGCTTTTAATGCCTCTTCGTCATTTTTAAATTCAAGTTCTGCCGCTCTTGGGTCTATCGCAAGCAATGCGGTCAATGTGTTCCATTTACCTTCTTTATGTAACCTATCCATGATAGGAATAACTTCTTGCAATTTTGGAATTAATGTGTTTCTAAGTTGATTTTGATTAACAATTTCTTTTGCTGGTGCTTTTCCACCTTGTTGACCTTTTGCGGCTGCTAGTGCTAATGCTTGGTCTCTAGCAAGTTTTGCTCTTATATCTGCTCGTCTTTCACGTTCTGCGGCATCTGCTCTAGCATTAGCCTTATCTTGTAAGTCATTGTTTAGGCTGACAAGAGTATTTAACGTGTTTTTAGTATCCTTAACGGCATTCAAAACAGCAACATCACCTAACCTGTTACGCATAGCACCAAGCAATTGAGACTCTCCTTTTGCTAGAGCCATAGTAATTGCAAGGTCACCTTTCTCCCTGTCAAGTTTCTTCAACTCCATCGCTTCGGAAAGCTCTTTCTCAAGAGTCAGTACCTTGCTTTGCATGGCTTTGAAGTTCTTATCAAACTGTGTCAGTTCTTTTTTGTAAAGGTCTGCTCTGCCTTTTTGATAGCCTTCCAACATGCCATTCATAGAAGACATGGCAAGCTGTGCATTACCTTTGCCAACAACCATACCAACAATGCTCATAAGAGAGAAGATTCCCGCCAAATCTTGCGTAGTCTCTTTCGTAGGCACAAAAGCCATATTGCCAAACTCAGTCCTTGCTTGAGTCAATGCTTTACGTTCTGGCAACTCTCTTGCTTCTGTTGCCATACGACCAACAAGCTCGCTTCTTAATTCTGCTTCTCGTCCTTTTTCCTGTCTTTTTGCTTCTTCTATAGCAATGTCACCCTCACCAACTCTCATTGATGCTTGCCTTTCAGCCTCACTTAATTCACTTAACGCAGGGCCAAGTTCAGACGGGCCAATCATTCCTTCTGGCGTAGGTTTAGGTTGCATCACCGCTCTTGTTTTTGGCAAGGCTGGCATGACCGAAAGTTTTGTTATGTCTTTAAGTGCAGAATCAACCATTATGCTGGCACTCCATATTGGATAACTGTGGGTGAACCTGCAAGTGTTCTTGCAACGTTTGTGAAGTAAGTGTTAGATAACTGATTGACATACCTGTCAGCTTCCAAACCTGTCCTGATAGAACCCAAGAGTATTTGGTCACCAATACCTGACAGCTTCAATCCGTAGTCATACTGTTGTTGCAGTAATTGGTTGCGAATAGCTTCTACCCTTGCCGCAGTTTGCTGTGCGCCTACACCGCCACGGGAAGAAGCCGCTTGTGCCGCTTGTGCTTGCACTGTTTGCAATTGTTGCCTTCCCGCAGGGGTAAGCTCTCCAGCCTGTGCTTGACGCTGTAATTCTGCACCTTTTGCTTGGTAAGGAGCGGCAAGTCTTTGTTGTTCTTCTTTTGCTTTTCTAGCCTCTTCTCTTGCTAATCTAGCTTGTCTAGCACCTAAACCAACTTGCAAACCAGCCAAACCTATACGAGACAAGGTGTCTTCTTTAACACCTAAGCTCTTTGCTAGGTCAGAATATCTTTCTCCAATAGTTCTGCTTGGAGTGGTGTCCATAGGTTTGGCAAGTTCATCTCTAATATCAACAGGAACTGCACCTAAGTCTGCTGGGTATTGAGCGTATGCCGCAGGTGTTCCACCCATGTAATATGAGGGTTGTGTTTCTTGCTGAAAAGAAGAAAAAGCACTAGGCTGTCCATACGCACTAGGTGAACCACCTGTGTAATATGAAGTTTGTTGTTGACTTCCACCTTCAGAAAAGTCAGCCTGAGGCAATAAATCAATAGTCGTTGGGCTAGAAGCAGTAGTCGCTCCCGATGTTGCAATATCTGGCACGTCTGTAATATTGCTACCAAAAGGCTGTTGCATGTATTCAAAAGCATCTGGGTCAACATATTCAGGGTCAGGAACATAGTAGGTAGGAATACCTGTCTGTGGGTCAGGCATACCGCTACCACCTCTGGACTTGAGCAACTCTGCTTCTTCAGGGGTGATGTAGGCAAGCAAATGGTTTTCAGGTGCTTTTGCTTGTAGCAAACGAGCAATCTGGCGCACATCTGCACCTACACGGGTCATCTTTCTTAATGTTGCCATATCACACTCCTAGTGCATCTTTGAGTCGTAAAGACTCCTCATTCCACACGGTTGAACGCTTCTTGCCAGACTCTTTACTTTCAATTTCACCCGCTCCACCCGCTCCTGTCAAGCCTACGGTAGTGCCTGTCGTGGCAGTTTGAGCAACTGTAGACGCTCCACCAGCAGACGGTGCGCCTGGGACTCTAGGGCCAAGCCCAAACAACTCTGACAACGCACCAGAAATAATTGGTTTGGCAATAGCTTCTGTTGTTGGTGAAATTGGCTTTTCAATAATATCTGTGACTGTTCTTGGTTCTTGGTATGGCGTAGATGGAGCTATTCCAGAAGAGTCAGCGGCAGATGTATATGCTGGTTGCAAACCACCTTCTTCTGTTCCTCTGACTCTACTGCCAGTGCTTGGTGTAAATTGAGAGGTGTACAAAACAGTAGCGGGGTCTACCACCAAACCTTGACCACCACCTGTAGGCACTTTGTCTGTCAATCCAGTACCACTGACTTTGGTTTGGTCACCTAGCAAAGATGGTTCTGTTATTCCAGGTTCTCCAAAACCTGAGTCTTTTGATAATTGAGATGATTTGCCTGGTACAGCTTTGATACCTTGACCTGTTTCGGGGGGTGCAAGCGCATATTGTCCAACCTCTATCACGCCTTGGGTTGCGCCAGACAAAGCACCAGCAGTCAAACCTGCTTGCATAGACTCTTCAAAAGACTTTCCATAAGCAAGGTTGGCAGCTACAGTAGCAGTAGATGCGCCAGCGGCAGCGGTGGCAATGTTTACATATGAAGCAGATGCACCCGCACTTGAAGCAGCAGCACCTGCTTCTGCGCCAACTTTACCTCCAACATAGGCTGACCCTGCTGCAATAGCAATGTCTTCCATACTTCCACCTCTGGCTGCGGTAACGGCAGCAGAAGCAAGATAAGGAGGCACACCTACTGATGTCAGGGCAACGGTTGCAATAAATGGTAGGGGGTCATTAACAATAGCCTCTACTGTTTCACCAACAAAATTTGCGGCTTGACTGATTTCACCGCCAACCCAATTAGCTGCTTGGTTAATTTTTTCACCCATTATTGCACCTGTATGGTTAGTTGATACTCGGCCTTACCTTCTTTGCCTGGTATTTGTTGGACAGAAACAGGAATTTTTGCCACATTCAAAACCCGTGCAATTTGTGAATTGTCAGTTACAGCAACAAGTGTTTTATACCCTGACTTTTTCATGGCTTCATACAAATCTTTGACAGCAACAACAAGTTTTTCTGGAGAATCCATAGTGGCAATATGCAATTCAGCTACGCTTGGTTGCAAGATGTCATATATCAACAAAGTGTTGCCAGAACGCATGATTCTTGTCTTGCCACTCTTGATGTCACTCTTGAGCATCCCATGCAAATTGTTGAAGTTAACACCTCTTTGTTTTGCTTCATTCCTCAGAATATCAAGCATAGGTATGTCTTCAGCAACAGTCTGCTTCCTCATTGTTTGCATCACATCTGCCATGTCACACTCCTAAAGCTGTTGCTATCTGTTGATGAATGGTGAGGTGTACACCTAACCAATCATAAAAATCCTCTTCCACATTCCAATCACTGTCCAACAACTGAAAAGGATTGTCCAATCCCAAAATACTAGCCAACCTCTGATGCTCTTGGTTATGCACAAACAACCAGTCATCTAGGTTTTCGTAGTCAGCTTCTGACAACGGATACTTCTGAACAGCAATACCGTTGTCGCCAAGGATGTCGTAGAACAACTGGTGCTGCATTCCGTTCTCAAACAAAAACTCTCCCAGTCCGTCTTTGTCACCGAACTTGACGTATGAGAGAGTTTCCATGTTCATGGTTTGTCTGCTTTAGCGTCTAGCTTGTTGAAGATTTGCTTGAGAATATCTTTGATTTCAGAGATGTCAGAGCGGTAATCATCTTTTGCCACATATTCTTTAGGTAATTCATTTATCTTGTCCTCCAGTTTCTGTATCTGTCTTGTCGTGTTGTTGAAAACATAAACAGCAAGAAAGCCAGCAATGCTGACTACGATGTTGAAGATTTGTTGGTTGTCCATGTCAGACAGCGTAGTAGGGGACTTTTACTACTGTCCCGTTGAGATTAACTTGCATGAATCCAGCAGGTTGCAAAGGCAGACTTGCATCGCCATACGTTGCTGTAGCTGTTGTATTACTTGTGAAATTAAACACAGAAGTATTGGTAGTACCGCCAAGAATCGTGACATTAGCTACAGTCAGGTTACCTACGTTGCTGGTAGTTCCACCTAATGTTAAGGTAGTGTTGCCAAGCGTGATGGTGCTGTTAGCTAGACCGCTGTTAGGTATGGTTGTAGACGCTGTGACATTTGATGTGCCGTTAGCATACATGTACCCTGTAAGGGAAGATACAGAAATGTTGACAAAGTTACCAGAATCACCACCGTCAACCTTTTCCCAAATACTTCCATTAAATACTGCCCAGTCCCCAACACCCCACAAGGTAGTTCCATCTAGGTTTGTAGAGCCAGCTACAGACACAACATAGTAGTCACCCTTAGTCCCAACGCCTGATGTAAGCGCAGGATTATTTGTACTTGCATTCCAAGTACCTTTGTAGTTAAGTGCGCCTATAGCATTGATAACTGAACTGACTGTTTTTAACATGGTTTACCTCATGAACCATCGCCAGGTGTCACGTAGATAGTAGCGTTGCTACTAGCGGTAATGCCTGTGAAGTAAGCGTTGGGTACGAAAGAGAGAATTTCATCTGTACCTGGCAAAAGAGGTATAGACGTTCCTGTAGTGGTAATGATTGCAGCATTACTGTTTGCACTAGCACCATCAGTACCGTAACCTAGAAAGACAGTAACCGAACCTGCATTGATGATGCGGTACTGGTTACCACCTAGCGTAGAAGATACGGCTTGTACAGCAGTAGGTGCTGTTGTAGCCGCTAGGAAGGTGACAGTGTTACCTGTCCTTGTAAAGGCTTGAATTCCCATTACCACGGCACTCCTGTTGCTGTCTTTGGATTCTTCTGTGCGTTAATCTGCGCTTGCAGACTTGCCTCAATCTCAGCAACATCTAGCTTGTCTTTAACCCAAGCAATGACTTGCGCCTCGGTCAAAGAATCGTATGCCGTGAATGTGGCTCCACGCTCAAAGCCCACTGTGCCGTAAGAGCCAGCAGAATGCTCACCATCAACAGCGTCTACACGCCAGTGAGCAGTGGTGACTAAGCCATCAGAGGTTTGGCGGTCAAGTTGTGCGATTGTGTATGTGATGTTCATTTGTTCTCCAGTGCTTCGATTCGTGCTGTCAGGGCTGTGATGGTGCTGGCTTGTGTGTCTGTCAATGCCTTAAGCTCTTGAATAGCGGCTGTCAATGTGGCAACCAAGAAGCTGGTGTCAACACCTTGATAGACGGGGTTGCCTTCAGCATTCACAGCATCTTTTTCTCCGACAACAGCTTGCGGAAAAGTTTCAGCCAATTCGTGAGCAATAAATCCTTCGCTTATCGTATTGTCTTCAACCCATTTATATGTACATGGCTTTAAGGTTTGAACTTTTGCCAAAGCACCTGTTATTGGCTGTACATCTTTCTTTAAGCGATAGTCGGAAGATGTTGTAAAACTTGTGGAGTTTGTTGACCCAGAAGTAATCTGTCCACAAACAGAAGCGCCTCGCCCAAAAGCAAGAAAGTATTGAGTTCCAGTGGTGCTTGTCGAATTTATAAGTTGCGCCACTGAGCCAGAATAATCAGCACTTTGAACTAAAGATTTTGATGCGGAGTATGCGGTAATTGCATTTGCAGTAGTCCCCACCAGCAAGTTACCGCTGGTGTCGATACGCATAGCCTCGCTTGCGCCAGTAGCAAAAGTAAGAGCGTTGTATGCGTTGTTGTCGTTATTGATTCCGTTAATCTGGCATATTCCAGATGCCCGTGTTAAACGAATACCTTCCTGAGATGTAGTCCCAGGGCTTAGTTGAACGGGGCCACCAACAGTAGTAAGTTTTACGCTGGCAACAGACGGTGTAACACCAATCCCCACATTACCGCTGGAGTCGATACGCATAGCCTCCGCACCGCCTTCAGCAAAAGCAATGGTGTCAGCGGCAGGGAAGAAGATACCTGTGTTGGTGTCGCCAGTAGTTGTGATGGAAGGCGCAGTATTGCTACCCGCACCAACAGTAGCAGTAGATACACTCACATTGCCACTGCTGATAGTGACGTTGGTAAGCGTCACATTACCCAGACTGGTAGTGGTGTTACCAAGATAGACAGCAGTGTTGCCAAGCGTAATCGCAGTAGCAAAATTCTGGTCTAGTTGCGATAACGGAATTGCAGAAGTTGCAGAACCGAAAATATTAGGAACAGCCATGTTAGAACCTCACTCTTAATTCATGTTCAAACTCAATTGTGTTGACAGTTAGCGCAGGGTCTGTGCTAGTCATTGTCAACCCCAAATACTTGCCATACTGCTGTGCGTCTGATTTGTACAAGGCGTACCCTGAACTTGTCAACCACCCGATTGTTGTAGAAGAATTGTTCACCCAAGTAAGCGTGACACCTTGATTGTTGAACCAAGTCACTGTGTTATTCAACACATAGACTGGACTAGAACCACTCTCACTGTCAACAGTTACGTTAAATGAACCACCAGTAGTCAGCGTTGCTTCTATACCAAATTTTAATGCTTGTTTGGTGCGAATGGGGTCTTTCATAGGGGACAAAGATGTCTGTATCTCAGAAGAGATATTTGCAGTTGCATCCCCGTACAGCTTGAAAAGAGCCGTATCTGTCACCCCATACAAGTTAATCAAACCACCTACAGGGGCAGATGACACATACCGCAACGCACCTTGGCTGGTAACAAACCATTTCTTCTCAAAAAACACGCACTGTACAAACCTGTCTCCCGTGGTGGTAGGAAAACTGGAGTTCAGGTAGAAGTTAAATGCGGCACACAGGATGTTGTTTAGCAAGACCTGACCAGCAGTGACAGGCTTGGTGAAGTCAATATAGGGAAAGATGCCATCCAGTTGGTCAGAAATCTTGCTTGTTGTTGAGCCAACTAGGGCATACACCCCGTAGTTATTCATAAACAACACAGAGCGAAAGTAAGGGTAAACAGCGTATTTGAGCTTACTGCCTACAGACGCAGACACGTTTGTGTTCGTAAACAGCGTGTCGCCCGTGTTTGTAATCCGCACATCTGAGAACACGTTAATGCTGTCTTCACCAAAAATGTACAGAAAGTTGTTGGCAGACACCATGTTTTGTATGTTGCCACGCAAGGTAGAGTCTGTAATTGTCTCTGACCCCGCAGAAAGAGAAGTGAAGTCAGTAGGACTGG